TTAACTGTCTCAAAATAAAGGGGGCTAACCATAGAATACTCAAGAATTGCAACATCATGGTTGTACTGCTTTTGTATAAGGTCAATTCGAATAGGTTGAGCACTAAAAGATGGCAGTGATGGCCAACTTACTTTAAATGTTGTACCTTTACGGTATTTATTGTGAGAGGTGCTAGACACTTGGAATCCTTATAGTAGAACCAACAGCAATTGAAAACGGGTCTAAATACTCAGGGTTTAAATCCATAATCTTCCACCAAAACGCAGAACTACCTAGCAAAACCTCAGCAACATGGTCAATACGGTCACCGTCTACCCAGGTGTAATAATAAAAAGCAGTTTTAATTGCCGGCCAATCACGATACACGGCCACAACGTACTCACCAGTTCTAGCATCCTGTGCTTTAAGTACAGTTCCTGATGCATATCTACTATCTGAATAAATCATTCTTACTCCTTAGTTAATAAAGTCATTATTAAGGCCACCACCAACGCCAAGATTACCCATGTCATAAAGACCATCATTAGGGAATCCACCGCCACCGCCTCGTATACTATTGTCAGGTTTACTAGGAGCAGGTGTAGGGGCAGGCTCTACTGGGGTATTAACCAAAGGATAATCAGGAAGACGGGCAAAGTTTATCCCTACGTTAGTAAACAGAGGAACCATTTGTTCATTAAAGATTACGTGCTCAATTTTCAGGCTAGTTACAGTTCCCAGATATCTAAGAGATTTACCTAGGTGTAGTTCAACAGGTCGAGCTCCAAGATAGCCCATATCTGCTGTTTGGTTATTTCTTAAATAACTTTTGAGTGTGTAGCCAAGCAATGTTCTTAACAAATACTCAACATCATACATTGTACCCATAGTATAAATTTGTTTTTGAGCATTAGCAGATGGGAGTTTACCAGCGTATGCTTTTGTTGCATTTCCCTTTAACTTACCGTTTTCGTCATAGTACTTCATATCAAACATTCGGTTGATGAGAAGCTGGAAACTAATTGTACTTTGGGTAACGTTAGTTCCATACATAACGAACTTGTCTTGGCCGCTAATTTCAAACCCCTGGTCAACGTTAGGCATACCAGAGTAGTCCATAGAGATAGTGGCTGGGTTGTACATGAACTGGAAACCGTAATTAGTTCCGTAGGTACTTACTGAACTTGGAGGCTGTTGCCCACCCTGGTATTCAACACCATTTGAAGGTGGAATATAGGAAACAATCATACCCTTGCTAGATTTTGACCCAGACCATAGTTCATTTGCAGAAGCAACTGTTCCAGGCCTATTTGAAGAAAAACCAGCAGCAGATAAAAAGCTTGCTCTAGTGCTGTAATAAGCATCAACAACACTAGGGGAGTTATACTCCATAGTATTACTTGGTTTAGAAATGTGCGCTGCTTGCCCAGCGTTATACCCAGGCGTATCCATAAAAGAACCCGGTACGTAAGTCCGATTAGAAGTTGCCGCTGCTCTAGTAGCAATAATTGCAGATTGGGTATTGTTAAGCTCATTCTCACTTAACTGGGCCTGTAATTCCGCTACTTGTTGCAGTTTAGTAGCCTTAGATGCATTATAAGAAATTATAGTTGTATCTGTTGCTGGGTCACCACCAGCATCAATTACAGAAGCTGTTTGTGTTGAGATTTGCCCATCAAGAACAGTAATATCCGATTGTAGCTGTGCAATTCTTGTTTTTAAATCAGAAGTAGCAAGATTACTTCTTATCTGAATCATAGCCATTATAGACTCCCAAGGTTAGATGTCAAAGATTGATTGTTTAGATACTCTTGAACATACTCAGCAAACTTCTTAGCGGATTCAGGGGTAGCGTCTTTAATATTTACAGTAATACCACCAACGTTATTAACTACGCCTCCAGCTCCACCGCCACCAGCGGTTCCACTAGAACCGGTAGCTCCACTACCAGTATTAGATGCAGACATTCCAGGTGATGTTCCTTCAGAAACACCGTACATAGCGCCTAAATCAATATTTAAAGCAGACCCTAGTTTAGAAAAAGCAGTGTTTAAGTCACCCCCATAAAGGGCTTGAAGACCAGTAAAAAGGTTACTTGCTTGAGTTGCCTGTGCTTCACTAACTCCATAAGTGTTACCTTTAGAGCCGGTTGCTAAAAGTTGTCTAAGAGTCTTGGGGTCTACAGTAGTTGTTCCTTCAAAAACCTCATAGTGAAGGTGGTACCCATAAGATTTACCAGTCCTACCGACTTTACCAATAAATTCTCCAGCCTTTACTTTTGCACCCTTTTTTCTAAGGCTAGATGGAGTACTTCCTTTTAATAGGTGTGCATAAAGGCTATAAACTCTTTTTCCGTTTTTACCCACACCGTGGTCTATTTTTACATAGTTTCCATATGTAGTTCCCGAGTAGATTGGCTCACCGTCGTCACCAATCTTGTTTTCTGGGTCGTCGTAAACACAACCAGCAATTGTTCCACCAGTCACAGCAAAAACGTCTGTGTCTTTACCAGCAGCATAGTCAATTCCATCGTGAACCTGACCTGCAGTTCCGTTTCCTGCCTTTTCAACTTCCCCGTATTTGTACCCACCACTAGTAGTCAAAGTACCTTTTAACGGAGGACTAAATGAATTTCCACCAGATGCGCCTAGGGTTACTCCACCTTTATCAAGTCCACCAAACATATCTGAAATAGAACCTGTATCAGAACCCATTGACTTATCTGCAGATGTTGCTCCACCTGGACCACCAGCGTTTGCTCCACTTCCACCCATTAGCCCTGCACCAACTCCAGCAGTACCCATTTGTGCGGTAGCAACTAGTCCAGTTAAGCCAACTCCACCAGCAGCAACCGCCGAGGCACCAGCAACAGCTCTAGAGATACCAGTTGGGTCTGCAGACATAATCGCTTCAAGTCCGCTGCTTATTAGGTTAAGGCTAGAATTTGCCATACCCATTAAACCTTGAGTCGTTCTACCACCTAAAACAACTTGAAGGCTAGAAGTTAACCCACCCATTGTTCTAGCCAAAACTCCAGCAACAAGGTCCAATCCTTTAAGAGCGACTGTAGCTGTTTTAAGACCGTGGATGTATTGTGGAGTAGCAGCTTTTTCTGCACCCTCTGCTGAAGTTTCAAGGTCCATTAAAGAGTTTAATGGGTTTTCGTTAAATTCAGTCAACCCAGTTTCTAGACTTCTAGCACTTTGAGCGTCCATCAACTTTTTCATTTGACCCTGGTCACTCAAGTCCATCTTATTACCGGTAGCACGTTCAATCATGTACTGCTTAAACAACTGCTGCTGGTCAGCACTTAGGCCAGAAGCTGCGATATTCGCTCCAAGGGCACCTTTACGAATAGAGTTTTGAACGTCTTCAGCAGTAGCATTTGCTCCAGGCCTTTCCATTCTTCCAGCCAAATCTTCAAAGATTTCAGCCATGCTTCTTTCTTTACCGGTGATTGGGTCAGTAGTATAGATACCAAAATTACGCATAATATTGGCAGACATAGCTCCAGTTCCAAGACCACCAATAGCCGCTGCAGCAGTCTCGTTAGACATGTTTAGGTATCTAGCAGCGTTACCTACAGCTCTAACATTTCGAGTGTATGTGTCACTTCCAGCAGTCATTCCTTGATTAGCAAAAATATTAGCAACATTTGCGCTTGAGCCGGAACTGGTGATACCCATCATTGATGAGAGAGTTCCATAAGTTGCGTTTTCAACTTCACCACGACTTATTCTTTTAGCGCCTCTGAAGCCTCCCATAATAGTCGCGTTATAATAAGTACCAGCACGTTGAATAGTTGAAGATACGTCAGGAAGAAAATTAGAAAAGCCTTTAGACATACCAGCAGCAAAGTTGGTAAAGTCAGATAGACCGACTCCTGGTCGGAATAAGCTGTTTTGCAAATCAGCAGGACCCGGCATACCGCCAGTGTTACCGTAGCCCATGCTTCTTTGGCCAAGGACAGCGCCAGCTAGCTTAGTGCCAACACCAGATACTCCACCAAACTTAGTTAGGCTCTTTGCTGCATCAGCTAAGCTATCTTTAATTGTTTTAGAAGACTTAGCAATATCTGCAGCATCTTTTTTAGCCTGGGTAAGATTTTGCTTTAGCTCTTTACCAGTTAACTCTTTGTCAGCCATCGGACTTCCTGCTTACTTTTCCAAAAAATTTAGCTATCTCTAGCCAATTAGTTCTTTCTCTAGGACTAAGGCTTTTAACTTCTTCTAAACTCCAACCAGAAAATGCGGTTGAAACCAAAGCCCATTCCTCGAGTAATGTTCTATACCTAGTTACATTAGAACCGAAATAAAGTCCCAATATTAATCGGGACCACGACCTTTCCTTCACAGTCAGGGCATTCTACTTCAATATTATTAAACTTTGGTCCAGGAGCACGTTTTGCTAACTCTTCGCCAATTCTACGACGGTCAGCCAAGTTAATGCCCTGTGCCTGAAGCTTACTAAGTACTGGTGTGTCATCTATTTCAAGAACGGTTTGCTCCAATAGTAATGTTGTTAGTTCTGCTACAGTTTTGTCCGAGTTATTAACAAGGTGTTTCTGTGTAGTTCCATCTGGTAAAGAAATAAGATAGCTGTGCTTCTTACCCTTAACAGTGAACTTACGGTCATTGATAGGATGAGCCAAGGTAGTAATCTCGATATCCTCATCAACGTCAATCTGCACCGGCTTATACTCTGAACAACCATTACAGAAACCTTCGAGTTCTGCCTCATTTCCAAAAGTGACTTTATAGATTCCCAACAAAAGTGCGTCTCTATCACCAACCAAAAGCCGGTCAATCATCTCTGAAGTTACTGGCATATCTCCAATAGAAACAACCGCTCTTTCTAGAAGGCCATTGAATGCCTTAGCAAGAGTAGCTGCCCTTCCGATATACTCTTCATCCTTACCGTTTAGTTCACGAACTTCTGCGGTCTTGATGACCTCCCCAGTGGCTGTAATGTAGCCACCAGGGAGAAGCACCATAGAATCTGAAGGGTATGTAATTTCTGAAAATACTTGTTCTTGTTGTTTTCCTTCCGCCATAGCCTGCTCTGCGAGCTGGTTTAGTAGATTTGGATTGGCGGCTGTTACTTTTTCATTCACGGTTTATTCTCCTATGTTATTTTTAATTAGTTAGCAAATGGTTTAGCTGAACCTGCAGCAGTTAGGTTTGTGGCCCAGTTGACGTCAAAACCTTCGTGAACAAGAGTCATCTGCTCTACGAAGATAGCGTTGTCACCTGCGTTTAGGTCTGAGTATGCAACGTTGGTTGGCCAAGCGTTGTATACCTGGAATCGCATTGATACGTGGTCAGTGTAGTTAGCACCAGTCAACTCAGTGTTTCCACCACCTGAACCAGCAATTGGGTGCGATAGCACTGCAATTTCAACGTCGCAACGGAAGTTAGTTGCCTGGTTTGCGCGGTTTGTGCCACCCTGTACGGTTGCAAACAACTGACGCATCCAGTCCCAGTGCTGCTTGGTACCAAGAACGACACCACGCTGTAGCGAGATAGGAGCAAAAGTTGTCTGACCAGGAATCTGGTGGACAGTGGTGTTGTATCCACCTTCACGGTAAGGGATTGAGTCAGTAGTTACTGCTAGTCCCGAAACCGAAGTGAATCCAACAGTTACTTTCTGTACGCCAGCTGGAAGCCAAGTAGCATCTCCAGAGTTTAACGGCTTGAAAGTAACGAGAAACCTAAAGTTTCTGATTGGGTCTGTCTCAAGTGTTGAGCGGTTATTGATTACTGTAGCCATAGTTTATTTTCTCCTTAGATTACTGGCCGACGATTTGGCTTAGGTTGATGATTACAAACTCACCTGGGTACTCAAGAGCAACACCAACATCAACGTTAACAATTCCGTTAGCGATAGACTGTGATGAGTTGTTTTCTGAGTCACACTTAACAAAGAATGCGTCTTCAGGATTTGCTCCTCTTAGACCACCCTGGTTGCGGTATGTGTTTAGGAATGCAGAAAGAGTAGTTGTAATACGAGCCCATAGAGCCTCACTGTTGCTTTCAAACACAGCAAACTGAGTAAGGTCTGACAAACTCTTTTCGATGTAGGTTAGAGAACGGCGCATTGCAACATAGCGGTTTGCTGTTCCATCCTGCTTTAGAGTACGTCCACCCATTACAACAATTCCTGCACCAGGAACGTTACGAATAGCGTTCAATGGGTAAGTAGAGTTGTTTAGAGTATCTAAGTCATCATTTGTAAGTAGCTTTTCAATAGCAATAGCATCTTGAATTTTAGCTCCAATACCAGCAGGAGTCTTGTAAGGACCAGCCTTGCGGTCATTGAACAAGTACAGACCTGCAACAGCACCAGCTGGGCCAATCTTACGAAGTGGGCTACCGCTGATTGAGGTGTCCTTGATAAATACGTGTGGGTAGTAAACTGCTGCACGGCTTGACACAGTTAACTGGCCAGCATAAGTTCCAGCTGCAGCAACACTCAAGTCTACTGGAGTGTCTAGTATTGTAAATCGGCTTGTGTTTACTTCACTCCATGCAATCAAAGCATTGAATACAGTTTGAGAGTTTGCATCACTCAAGAACTTAGTTGCATCCGGAAGGAAGAACACAAGTGGACAGTCAACAACGTTAAACTCGTTGAACACCGCGTATGATGCAACAGTTCCTGCGTTTCCAGTATCACCAGTGTAATCTCCCTTAACAAGAGTTGCAGTGCTTAGAGTTCCTGTCAATGGGTAGTACAAAGCGTTTATAGTTGCAGTAGGAGCAGTTACAGTTCCGTTTACTTGAACATGGTTAGATGACAATGCAAGAACTGTTTTAATGTAACTGCTAGAGTCAGGCTGGTCAAAGCTAACTGAATTAAAGCGCTCAACCTCTGTGTTAAGAGATGCTCTGCTTTGTGTAAAGGTGCTGCTGATGTAGTCGCTGTCACCATCATCAAAGTATACGTGGAAATCATAATAGTCTTTTCCATTAATAGTAACTTTGTTATCTACCTTAACTCGAAGAGAGACGCTGTTGTTACCCTTGTACTTTGCTTGAATAGCAGCAACTTTAATAGGAGTTGAAGCGGTGTCGTAAATGTCAACTGTTGCTTGAGGGGCATCAGATGCAACTACACGACGAACGTAAAGGTCTGTTCCACCATTGTTGAAGAACATTCTTACGCTGTAAGTAGCAGGATAGCTACCATTTAGGCTACCAAATTTATCTTCAAACTGAGAGTAAGAAGTAACTCGGGTAATTGTTGTTGGGCCCTTGGCAAATTGAGCCACGATAGCACCAGAAGCAATAGCTGAATAGCCGAATGCATTGGTGGTTACCGCTAATGGAAGTTCATTAATATAAACTCCAGGGTGGTTATACACAGTCATTTAGACTCCTTGGTTAGTTAGTTTTTTCGAGAGGTTCCGGGTTATTCAGTTATTGTAGAAGTCTCAGTAATTTGAGTTGGACCGTCAGGCATAGTTGTAACTCGTATAACTGCCTGTTGTACTCCGATTATTTTTTTGTAAGTATCCTGTGGAATTTCGCTAGAAACACGCACAGTTACAGCGTTCATGAATAGTCTCTTACCCGATTCTGTCATATCGCGTTTAGAGACATCCAAAACATCTAGGCGACGTAGAGTATTAGTGTTAGTAGTGGTACCACCTGAGGTGACGCTCTTTTCCACTATATCTAAGTAGCCAAATCTAAAAGGTAGTTTAGAGTGCAACAACTGTGCCATAAGAGTACGGTCGTGCACTGGGTTACGTGAATACGCAGTAATTTGGTAGTCCAGAGTAACCGGAATTGGCAAATCTGTTTCAAAAGATTCACCAGCACCTATAGTAATACTATCTGGAATTAAATAGCTTGCGTGTGTTTTTCCACGCATCTCTCGTTCCATATCTCTATTAATATCAATTAAATCGATAGTAATATACGGGTAAATCTGAGTTCTAAGTTCCTGGTCAGGCTGACCAAAGAATACTCCAACTTGACGAGGAGTTTCCATTTCATTTGACTTTTGGTCATAGACAGTGATGCCCTGTAGTTTTTCCCTCAGAGCTTTATCTTCAGCAAGTAAAAATGACATATTACTTTCCGTGTCTCTCTAGGTGTTTAAAAAATGAGGCTTCAGAATTTGTATCTTTATTTCGATACTTTCTAATAACTGCTGTTGGAGGTTTTCCTGGAGAGCCAAACTCATGCATAAAAGCGCGTTCGCTATAGTCTGGGTGGATGTCTACTACAAACCCATCGTTTTCGCTATATTTGACGCTCATGTTGTTTACAACATCAGAGTGCCAACCGCTACTCAAAGCATTCTTTCGAATCTCGTCAGTCATGTCCTTTGCAGTATCATGAAAGGCTTTATCAAAGGCGTCAGGGTCTAGAATCATTTTTAGAACCTAACGACTTAGGAATATCGAATTTCTGATTTGTATAACCTGCAAGTAAAAGGCTAAGCATAGCTTCTTGCTTATTGTTAGGTCTATATCCCATCGCTCCACGGAGAAACTCTTCACGGTCATCAAATTGCTGATAA